TCATAAAAGTATTATATGGTTACCTTTTTATTTTTTTTAATTTGCCCGTTGAAATCTAAATTTAACAGTTAAAGTAATTTCTGAGTAATAATACTTTGCTGGTTCTCCTTGGAAACCAAAGCGAGCTTTGGTTGGATAACACCAATCAACTGTGTTATCTAAAGTAGGATTTTTTTCTAAAACATCAATCACCTTATCAGTTATCTCTCTTATTTTTTTCTGTGTGTTTATTTCGGTATTTTCTAAATCGCCAATAATTCTTATTGAGATTGAGTATTGCCTGGTATTGAATCCCGATGAGGATAGAGTATAAAAGCTATCTTCATGACCGATTGCGCCAACCACAAGCGCTGGGAAAGATGATAAGCTTTCTGGGTAATAGTCATATGATGATTGAATATCTGGTACCCCAGTTACAATAATGTTTTTTATTTTTTCAATTAAGTTATTGTGTGTCATGATGAAAAAGATAACTTATTAACAATCTCCAATCCTATCTTTAAAATCTCGCCACTTCGTCTTTTTACCTCCTCAGCCGCTTTCTTCATAAAGTATTTTGGTTTTACACCGGATACTTTTTTAGCAAAGACATATCTATCACTGCCTTTGGGTTTAAAAATCAAAAACTTTCCCCGTTTTGGGGTAATTGGTGTTCCTCTTTCCCCATAAATACCACTACCATACTCTTGAACTTGAGGATAGGGAAAACCGCTTGCAACCAAATTTGTCCCAACCACCCCATAAAGATCATTCCCCATCGCAACCACCTTACTATTTGCTCCAATATTTCTTCGCAAATTACCAGTATCAATCGGCGCCTCCATCACCGCTTTTTCTCTTGCAATAGTCACCATCGCATCCATCATTTTATACTTAACATCAGCTACAATATCAGGCGCTTGATGTAGCTTTTCTTTAAACTCTTCAAATCCTTTAAGTTCTATTTCAACCTGATAACCTGATGGCATATTTTTTTTAAGTTTTTACGGCAACGCCACTATTGAAAATATGACCTAAGACATACGACTTTTGAGCGTTGCCTCGAACTATTAATTGATCATTTGCCGATAGTCCACTTGTTTGAGGATCTAAAACAATGATCTTATCCCCTGGTCTTATCCAATCAACTTGATCCATTATTATAAAAGAATAAGATTGGCCAACTGGTACCTCATACATTACCGCCGTTTCATTTGATGCTGGTTTAATTAAAATGTAAACATTAGTTGCTAAATCTTGATAGTTTTTATTATTCTCATCACCGGTCAATCTTTGTATTTTTACAATACAGTTTTGCCTTATCATACAAGCACTTTTTTATAAGTTTTAATTAATTGCTGAATGTATTCTGGGATTGGCTCTTGATTGAAAGAAATTGACAAACCAGCAAAATTAAATGAAGAGACGTTTTTACCTCCATATTCTTTTTGAGTAAATATTTGAGCCGCCCATTGTTTTATTCCAAGCTCTAAATCCTCACCCCAAAACTTCTCAATGCTATAAGTAATTTTTAAAGCTTGAAAATTATATGTTGATTGAGGAATGGTTAAAAAAACAATACTATCGCGGTAAACAAAAAAGTCTTTATTTAACTCATAAAGATTAGCCCCTCCACCTTTTACATAAACATCTTGATTGTCAACGGTTATTTTTGCCACTTCTTTTACCGGGAAGTTGTTAAAGTAGTATTTGTCTAATCCCGCATCAAATGTTTCCTCATAATAATCAGAGCCTAAATCATATTTAAAATTCCTTCGGCATTTTTGGGCGATAAAAAGTTCAATTGAGGAAATTAATGCGGTAACAATATTTTGTTCGGTAGTGTTTAGTGTTTTTCCCAAAAAATCCGCAACCGCCTGTGCGGTTACTCCTGAATAGCCACTATAATAGAGAGTTGCATCTTTGTTTGCCATAACATATTTTTATTTTTTTACTTTCTTTTTAACTTCTTTACCAGTCATCATTGTATTTTTTGACTCATCGATGATTTTTGTTTTTTCTTCTTTTATAATTTTTGCCGATGAGCCTAAAGCCTTCGCTGTTTCTTTCTCAACCTCATATTCTTTTTCTTTCTCATACTTTATCCCTTCAAAAACAGTTGTTTCAATCATCTTTATTCTCATATTTTTTTAAAAAACTTTTAACATCTTAGGCCACCTCCCATCCCTAAGATGGCCTAGGATGTTGGCCGGCGGTGTTTGCTTAACTTATCTTTTTCGTTAAGCATTGCCGCTCACCCTACGGCCATCGGTTTAAACTTATGACGCTGCTGTTTTAATCCAGGCAAATGCTTTGCTTGGTTCAGCAAGCTGGATGTCTACAGACTCAGTAACTTTGATCGCCACCATCTCCTGTTCAAAGGAGTTGATAAGTGTTGATCCGTTTGTATCAGTGATTGTTGCCACATCTGACACGTCTAAGGTGTAGGCGTTTTCATCACCGAATAAAACGTAATCAAAGTTGACAAGAGCCATAAACTTTTTGCCAGCCTGACTGCCTTCGGAGGTTTTAGGCATATAAGAACGTGTCTCATATGCTATATCCCATAAAGTTTTTGGGACAACGCCGCCGAAGCCCCCAAGCAAGAACCCTTGAGGATCAGTGCCAACGACCGCTCTTTTTCTTCGAAGAGCGTTTAAAACGGATAAGGACATTACCCATTTCATTTTTTCGTTGACAGCCTCTTCAGCAACCAAATCGATTGCATCTAAAAGATCCTCTGGTTCAACCTTTGCATAGGTGGTTTCCCCAGTTCCTAAAGTGACGCCAGGAACTGAAGCATGCTGGAAAACTCCCTCACCGGATGCCAGACCCAAAATCGCCCATTTATCTTCTAATTTGGCAATAACTTCAGCGGCCAAAGCGTTAAGCGCATCAACCAACTGAATGCTCGCATTTCGAAGTAGGCGTTTGGAAACAGGAATAATTACGCCAACAGTTTTAGTTCTTAGTTGGACGTTTCCTGTTGCTGGCTGAGATGAGGTGATTTTTGTACCTTCATCAACTCTATAAGAAGTTACACTTGATAGAGTAGGCACGTTTTCGTTACCACCTTGCATCGGCCATTTGCGAGCATACTGACGAACCAACCCTGCCTTCTCAGCTAATCTTACGATTTCTGAAGAAACATAAGTTGGGACCAGCTCAGCACCACTACCTGTGGTACCTGAAGATAAAGCTTTTGCTTTCGCTTCATCTCTTAAGAATTTAGCTCGCAAATATTCAGCCGCAGCCTTTTTTTGCTCGAGAACTTCAGCATTAGCGCTTTCGCCGCCGAAGATATTTTTTCTTCGAGGAAGTTCAGCCAACACCTTTTCAGTGATCGCTGGTGCTACGGTTTCAATAACCTTTTGGCTTAATTCCTCAAAGGCTTTTTTTCCTTCTTCCATGTTTATTTTTCACCCCCTTTCCCTTCGGAACTACTAACTTTTAATAGCGAATTTAAAATTTTTAAAGACAGCCCGGTATATTTATCACTTTTTCTCATTTCTTTTCTCATTTGATAAAGAAGATTAACCGCATCCTCAGACAGTTCATCGTCTTTTACTCGAATGATTTTTTCAACCACTTTTTCCTCAACTAATTTATATTTCAAAAACATTTCTTCAAATATGCTTTTAATTGTCTCTTTAAGATTGGTTATCTCATCAGCTTGTTTTTTAATCTTTACTAAATATTCTTTTTTTAGCTCCAAGACTTCACCGCAATCAATTAATCCTTTTTGATCTAATTCAAAAAGTTCTTCGTTTGTGTATTCCTTAAACTCTGGCGCTTCTTTCTCAAATTCTTTATAGTGTTTGGCCAAGTGGTTATATACTCCTTTTCTATCTTCAGCTGGCATGTCGGTCCCACCTCTTGATCCAAGCAAAGCCCCCATTGCTGCTTTTACTCCTGACCAAACTGTTACTAATTTCCCATCTTTTACATAGTGATGGGGAAGTTTATAAGAACCAAAATTTTCTTTATCTTTTTCATCAAACCAACCGAAACCTTTTTTATACTTTCCCCAATCGATTTTATCCTTTTCACCTGACCCATCAGATGAAGCCCATTTTGCCAATTGATCACGAGCTTTACTTCCATCCCAAGAGGATGATTCATCTTTCTCATAAGATTCAAATGGAACCGCTCCTTTATATTGAGCCTCATCAAGTGATTTCTCTAAAAATAAAAATCTTGATTGAACGTCATTGTTTATCAAGGCTTCAGGATTGGCTGGGACAGCAACAAATGAAATTTCCAAAAGTTCAGCCTCCATAATGGTGTATGGATCCTGACCGGCAACACCATATTTAGTTGGAATAAAACCAACTGAGACTGTGTTTAAAAATCCATTTTCAATCAAATAAAAAACCTCTCTTCCTTCTTGAGTATCGGCGATTTGAATATAGGCCTGAAGTTTTTCATCCTCCACCCAAACTTTAACCACCTTTCCAATTGGAAGTGATCGATAATCATGAGCAATTAAAACCACCGGATTTTTTTTAAAGTTCTCTAACAACCACCCTTGAGGATTAACTGATTCACCATGCCGGTCAATAACACCAGTTGATGCAATAACATGAACGATTTTTTCGTCTTTGTTTATAACCGCCTTGCAGATTGCCTGACTGAATAGTTTGTTTTTCATATAAATATTGTATGGTCAACTATTAATTTTTTTTCTTTTTAGGTTTTTTCATCCAATGTTGGAATAGATGAGCATCGACATTGAATATGAGCTGGAGTGTGAGTGTGACCACTTGGAAACTCTTCTCCAAGCCCAACAACTTGTAAATGGTTTTCCATACATACAGGACAAGTTCGCTCATCGGCTGCGGCGATCCATTTAAGATTTTTTACCGTTCCTGATTGTTGATAACTTTGATATTCTGTCTCTGAATAAGCAGTAAAAAGTTCGGTTCTTGTTATTCTTTCAACCCGCCAATATCTTTCATCATTAATTACTTGCGCCACTTCTTCTCTTATTTTGTCTATGTCAAAAACATCATCAGCCAAATTTCTGGCAATTACTTCTCTTGCTCGGTTGTATAATGTTTGATCAACTTCTGAGGCTGATGTTTCTATTCTTTGCTTTAACCAGTCAATCACCTTTTTATATGCTGGATCAGTCATTCGTTGAATGCCATAAGTTTGAACAAGATGTTCAATTGCCGCCTGAGTCGCTTGAACGCCTAAATCAAAAGTAATTGTGGTAAAAAGTTTTTTCCACTCAGTTGTGTCTGGGTAAATATTGCCAATTATTTCATCAAGCAATGGATCTTCTTGTTTTTTCTTTATGCTTTTTTTCTTTTTCCTTATTTCTGAAGTTAGTCTTCTAAAAAGTTCATCGAGTTTAGCGCGATACTGACCTTCAAGTTTTTCAAGTGTTTGATCACGTAAAGGAGTATGATTAACTTCTTTTTTTAAAATCGATTTTTGATTTTCACCACTGCTACTATTTTGATTATTACTCTCATTTGATGATAAAGGAACTAAATTAAAAGGAATATAAATCACATCGCCACCTTTTACTGGTTCTTTTTTGTCTTCGGACCTTACTTCATTTATTGTTAAAAATCCAGCGCGCAATCCAGTTTCCCATTTTTTAAGTTTCATCTCTACGTTCTCTGGGGTTGGATCTTCAAAACGAAGAGTATAGTCTTTACCATCGGAAAATAAAGGCATATAAAACTGATTTAATTTATCAAAGATAAGTCTAAGTCTTGGTTCAATTGTTCTTTTGGCAAAGACATATTCAGAGGCTTCAGCGTTGGCTCGGTTAACATCGTCGGTTATTGCCAATACTGTTTTTGGCACTTTAAAAATCGATAAAATCTCATCTCGAGAAAAGCGTCGCTGTTCAATAAAATCCATATCTTTTTGTTTTATGGTTAAAGATTGCCATGTCAAACCTACCTCCAATATCATCGGCCGGTGTGCATTTTCTTTTCCTTGGTATCTTTCTTGCCATTGTTTTTTTAATCGCTGAAATGCCTCTTCTGATATTTCTTGATCGGTTGACAACACCCCTGATGGCATCGCTCCGTTTTCAAAGAAGTTTTTATTCCACTCAACTGCGTTTATATCACCCTCAATTGAGTGTTTAGCCATTTCAATCGTTGATACACCTTCTATTTGGTTAAACGGGTGAGGACGTTTAATTTCAATTAATTCATTAATATCAAATGGAACTTTTTCACCTTTTAAGTTATAGTAGACATATCCAGCAAGTAAACTATCTTTCCCTGGTACTGGCTTTGTTTTTTGCGGATCTAATAACCAAAGTTCTTTTGGTTCGCCTTTGCCGTCAAATACAGGATAGATGTAGGCTTTTCCGAAAGCATCAATATGAGAAGAAATAAGATAAAAAAAATCGTAAGAGGATTGAAGAGAGTTTGGTTTATATAAAAGTTTAATTGATGGGTGATTTTCTTCTTTTACTTGGCTTTTATCATCTTTTTTAACCGCAAAAAATCTATTTGCGGCTACATTTTGAGCTATCGCATCAATACAAGAAAAAACAATCCCATAATAATAATCCCGCCGTGTAAATGATCTACCAATTCCCCAAGGGATAAAAATACTAGAAAACACAGGTTTTCGGCTTAAGGCTTTGGTGATTGTTTTAAAAAAGTTCAGTGGATTCATACAAATATTTTATGGATGGAGTGTGTATTTTTTTTATTGGAGCCTTTTAAAGAAAGCGTATTTTTGGTTCGGGTTTTTTGGGGGTGAATGTTAAAGCAAAAGCATCAGCAAAATCTGGTGATTTACCAGTTCGACGAATTAACTCATCTTTTGGTTCTATTTGCAAAACTTTATCAGTTGAGATTTTATATTTTATCCAGTGAAGTTGTTGCCAGTTTTGATTTTTATAAAGTTTACCCCCTGCCTCAATCCATTGTTTTGATTTCCAATAAATCTCAGCTTTTAAGTTTTTAAATTTAGTTTTATCCTGTGGTTCCTGGCCAAATGAGACGGCGTTGACTTTTATTCCTTTTTCTTTCAATCTATCAGTAACCCCTTTTCCAACACCGGTGTCATCAATAAAAATATTTGATGGTTCTACTTTATACTCCTTTATTATTCTTTCAACTTCATTTATGTTTGTCATTGTATCATTGCTTTGGTTTTTACTTTCAATTATTGCTACATCTTTATTTCTCAAAACATAGACATTAAAATCCCCACCGGCTCCAATATCAACACCCAAAACCCAATCAGTTTTTTCCTCTTTCGGTAAAGTTTCGGTATATGCCTTTTCAATTTGCTCTAAAGTTAAAAGGGTTCGGTATCCTCGCTGATCTATCTCATCTTCGTCTGGGAATTTGCACTCATATAAAATATCAAAAAAAGCCTCTTGTCTCATTTCTTCAATAAATTCAGGCGAATATCTTCCTTCTTTTAAACCGATTTTATAGTCAATAAAAATCTTATTGTATAAATTTGAATGCCAAGTGCGGTAAAAGTGGTTTCGGTAAAAGGGATTGCCTATTTCCAAAAGAAACTGGTCATCGTAAGAATATCCGCCAAGCATTCTTTTAACGGTTGCGTATAAAGCATCATCAATTAACGATGACTCATCCAAAATTATTCGATTGCCGCCAAATCCCATTGCCGCCTCAATATTTCTTTTTGTGTTTCTGGCATCCAGTGTCAATGTTCTAACACCTCCACCGGTTTTAAAAGTTATATAGTCTCTTGATCTTTGTCTTCGAAGTCGGTCAAGTTTTTCTGATGGGTCAAGTTCAAGTTGATCCAAAAACAAAGCATTATCGAAACAGTGTTCAATCACATAACTCATAATTATCTGAGCTTTATTTTCGGATGGAGCTAGGATTATGAATCTTTCTCCAGCAACTAACGCCCTAATTAAAACAGCCAAAGCCACAGTTAAAGACTTCCCATATTGCGTTGGCGCTATTATTTGGTTTCTTGGGTGTTCGGCAAAAGCTATACGATTAAATATTTCCCGTTGCATTGGTGTCAGTTTCACTGGCTCCCCGTTGACTTGAAACAGACTGGTCAGTTTGTCGATGTCGTCCATGTTTTTGAAAAATTTCTTTTAACATTTGTAACGTCTTTTGCTTTTCATCATCAGTCACATCAGCCACCTTATGTACTGGTTCAAATCCTGCCATCTCCAAAGCTTTTACTGCCGCCTTCCAATTGCCTTTTCTTACCGTATTTTCCAAAACTATTACAGCATCAATTGCTATATCTTTTAATCGCTGATCAATTTCTTTGAATAAATCTCTTTTTTCTTTTTCCCGTTCTTTTTTCATTTGGTTAAAAGCAAAATAACAAATTCCATCTTTTATAAACCACTCTCTTATCGTTTGTTCTTTTAAATTAAGCTCTTGAGCAATGTCTTTATACTTTACCCCGTTAAGTCTTAGATCAACTGCCTTTTGATGTAAAGGATTCAATTGCTCATAAGTTTTATAACCAACATTTTCTTTTTTTTGTTGGTTTTTGTTGGTTTGCGTTGGTTTTGTTTTTTTTAAATTGGTTTTGTTTCGTTTTCCCATACCTCCTCCTTTCCTATAAACTTTGCATAACGTTTTCTTATAACATCGCAATAATAAGGATCAAGCTCCATAAGGTAGGCTTTCCTTTCCAATTGTTCGGCGGCGATTAAAGTTGATCCACTTCCACCAAATAAATCTAAAACTATATCGCCAATTTTTGACGAGTGCCTTATTGCTCGCCCGGCAAGTGCGACTGGTTTTTGTGTTGGATGCTCATATTGTGCGGTATTGTCTCTTTTCTCATACCAAACATCCATCATTTCAATAAAAGTTTTTTTATCAAGTAAAATTACATCTTCTAAATTGGTTAAATAAACATTTCTGTGATGATTTTTTCCTTCTTTCCATCCATACATACACGGCTCATATATTCTTTGATAATCTTGCCTTGAAAAGACAAAATGTTCTTTTACCCAGATTATTATTTGAGAAAAATAAAAACCCGCCTCATTTAAAGCCTCTCTTACTATATGTTGATTTTTTGATGCATACCAAAGATAAATCGCTGAATCATCGCTTGAATAAAAATAAGCGTTTTTTAATGAGTCTAATAAAAACTTATAATAGCTTTCATCGGATAAATTGTCATTAAATATTTTTTTATGTTTAAATTTTCCCTCAGCATAAGAATTGCTACCGTGTGATTCGTAATCTACGTTATATGGTGGATCGGTAAATATTAACCCGGCTTTTTCATCTTTCATAAGCTTTTGAACGTCTTCTTTTTTTGTCGCATCCCCACACATAAGTTTATGTCTTCCAAGCTGGTAGACTTCACCGTATTTTGACTTTATATTGTTTTCATCAACTTCTGGTATTTCATCTTCTTTTAAATCTTTATTTATCAAAATAAAATCATCAAGTTTTAGCGGTTCTTTATAATCAATTGAAAATAACCCTTTTTCAAGCTCAATATTTTGAAAGTTGGTAAAGAAAAGTTCTTTGTCATAGTAGCCAATTCTATCGTTGTCGGATAATGCATACTCAAGCATCTCTTTTTCATTCTTTGGTTCAACGATAGATACCCAGACTTTTTTTAATCCTAATTCTTTAAAAACTTTAAGTCGCATATTGCCGCCTAATACTATACCGGCGGGTGTGACGATTAACGGTTTATAAACTCTAAACTTTAAAATATGCTTTTTTAAGCGCTCAAGAGCGCTTTTTGTGGCTTTTCTTGGGTTTTTATCCCATTCTTTTAATCGCTCTATTTCCCAGTATTCTGAACGGGTAGTATTATCCATTTTCATTAAAATAATTTTTAATATCGCCAATTATGGCTTCAAAGATATTATATGGCGGTCGTTTATACTCTTTAAGGATGGTGTCTTTTTCCCAATTGTTATATATTTCCTTTTCATTTAAGATTTGGTTTTTTTCTTTATCGGTTTTTCTTTGGGTTAAAATGTATAAAAAAAGAAGGTTTTCCAAAAATTTTATTCTCGATGGTTTAAGATTTTCTTCTTTTATGGATACTATTCTTGATGCTAGGGATTTTTTAATCTTATATATTTTTGAAAGCTTAATTCCTAAAATTTGAGAAATT